GAAGATGGACTAAGAAAGTTTTCAAGAGATAGTGAAATATCTATTTCAACAGTCCAAAAAATAAGAAATAAATGTAAAAGTTTAGCATGGGAAGAAAAAAGAAAGTTACAGGAATCGGAGATGTTATCGCCAAAGTTACAAGTACAATTGGGATTACCCCTTGTGAATCTTGTAACAACAGAAAGGATATTTTAAATGTAATGTTTCCTTTTCAAAGATCAAAGGAAATGACAGTCGAGCAAAAAGAATGGTACGGAGATTATTTAAAAAGAAAGAGTAATGTTTTAGTAAGTGAAGATAGAATTAAAATAGGTGAAATTTATAACGATGCCTTTCAAACCGATGTAAAACTTTGCGGAACTTGTTCTGGATTGTATCAGGCTATAATTAAAAAGTTAACTAAATTGTATGAGTTATAAAAAAATTGAATCACCAGAAAAACTAAAGGAATACTTTTTATCTTATTTAAAAGACACAAAGAGCGTTCCTTTTATTGTTAAGGATTGGGTGGGTAAAGATGCTGAGCAAGTTTATAGAGAAAAAGAAAAACCTTTAACGATGGAAGGTTTTGAATGTTGGTTACTTGATAAAGGAATAATAAACGATTTAGGGGATTATTTAAAGAATAAAGAAGAAAGATACACTGATTTCGCCCCTATCTGTTCGTATATAAAGAAAATGATACGAAAAGACCAAATAGAAGGCGGTATGTCTGGCATGTATAATCCAAGCATAACGCAAAGATTAAACGGACTTTCCGAAACAATAAATCAAAACGTTGCGGTTAAACAACCTTTATTCCCAGACTTAGAACACGATGTTTAAAAGAACTACGGCAATTAATAAGATTGCCAAAATGAAAGCTAGAAAGAAAGTAATACAAGGAGGTACAAGTGCAGGAAAAACCTATGCAGTTGTACCTTTACTTATTGATATAGCTTGTAAGTTTTTAAAATATAAGATAACGATTGTTGCAGAAACATTACCAGCAGTTAAAGAAGGGGCTTTAGATATATTTAAAACTATAATGATTGACACCGAAAGATGGTTGGATTCAGAATGGAATGCAAGTGCTTTAATTTATACATTTAAAGATACGGGAACTAGAATACAATTTAAAAGTTTTGATAGCGTAGGTAAGGCAAAAGCAAGTGGTAAACGTGATATATTATTTATTAATGAAGCTAACCACATACACTTTGATATTGCAGACGCTTTAATGATTAGATCTAGATTTACTTACATAGATTTTAATCCTGATAATGAGTTTTGGGTACATACTGAGGTATTGACTTCTAAAAATTCAGAGTTTCTTTTACTTACCTATGAAGATAACGAAGGTTTGAGTACTGAAACTTTAGAAGATTTAATTGAGAAAAAAGAAAAAGCATTTTTCAATATTAATTTACCTAAAGAACTAATATTTGCTACTGAAAATGTAAGAAGTGAATACTGGGCGAATTGGTGTAGAGTTTATATATTTGGAGAGATTGGAAATTTAGAAGGCGTTATATTTAATAACTGGACTATTATCGATAATATACCAACAGAAGCTAGATTATTAGGTTATGGTTTAGATTTTGGATATTCAAATGACCCTACAAGTATAATTGAAGTTTATTTGTACAACGGACAAAGATTGATAAATGAAATATGTTATAAAAAAGGATTAAGCAATTCAGAGATAGCAAAATATATTACTACTTCACTACCTTGTTATTGTGATAGTGCAGAACCGAAATCAATAGCTGAATTAAAAAGTTATAAGATAACAGCTAAAGCCGTAACTAAAGGTAGTGACTCAATTAACTTTGGTATTCAGACGTTGCAACAAAATAATTATTTAGTCACTTCGTCAAGTTTAAACTTAATTTCAGAGTTAAGGAAATACGCTTGGGATAAAGATAAAAGCACAGGAGAAAAATTAAATAAGCCTATTGATAACTTTAATCACGCTATAGATGCGTGGCGTTATCATGAAATGGAAGTTTTAGGATTAAGAAAACAAGCAGGAAAATACAATATAGGATAAATGAAAAATTTAAAAAGAATACTTAGGATAATTTTAATAATTATATTTGTTCATGTTTCAGTTACAATATCTATTCAAAGATTTAAATGTCCTAAAATGACAGAGACTGAATTATCTTTATCTATAATTCAATGTTTTATTCTTAATTTTAAAAAGTGTTAAAAACAATATAGGATAAAAACGTTATATAATTATGAAAGTAGTAATTCCAGAAACATTAAACGAAATAACTTTAGACCAGTTTTTAAAGTTTCAAAAAGTAATTAAAGCAGAAGATATTACAGAAGATATTTTATGTTTGGCAATGGTAACTATATTTTGCAAGTTAACAGTTGAGCAAGCGAGAAACATTGAAATTAAAGACTATAACGAAATTGTTTTACAATTATCAGAAGTTTTAAAACAAGAGCCTAAATTTATACAAAGGTTTACTTTAGAAGGTATGGAGTTTGGTTTTATTCCTAACCTAGATAATATTACAGCAGGTGAGTATATAGATTTAGATACGTATTTAAAAGATGAAGAAACGCATATTAACGCAATGGCTATTTTATATCGTCCTATTGTTTCATCTATTAAAAATGATTATAAAATTGATGCTTACGAGAGTTCAGAGAAGTATAAAGATGTTATGCAATTTATGCCTTTAGATGTTTATTTAGGTTCGATGGTTTTTTTTTACAATTTAAGCAAAGAATTATTGACAGCTACGAAACTTTATTTTCAACAGTCGAAACAGGCGAAGGAATTAGAAGCGGTTTTGGAGACAAGTGGGGTTGGTATCAATCAATTTATACAGTTGCTGGAGGAAGCGTGTTTGACTTTGAAAAAGCAACTTCAATGGAATTACATGGATTCATTACATTCTTAGAGTTTAAAATTGATTTAGCAAATGAAGAAAATAAACACATAAAAAATGAATAGTTTTTACACCGTTATCGAATATTTAAAAGACTTCTTATTGCAGGATATAGATGTTAATACTGTAACACATGGATCGGTTGAAGATGTTGACATTGACAAGAAAAATATATTTCCATTAGCGCACATATTGGCTACAGGAATGAGTTTCCCTGTTGGAATGGTAGCGTATAATTTTACTATTCACATATTAGACCAGCGCAATATATCTAAAAAGAAATCAACCGATAAATGGCTTAAAAATGATAATGAATTGGATAATTTAGCTACGTGTGGAGCTGTTGTAAATCGTTTAGTTTCTAATTTAAAGAGACAATATAATGATTTTGATATTGATTTATTAAACGAACCAAGTCCAGTTCCTGTTATGTATCAATTTACAAATGTTTTGGATGGATGGGTAGTCGATATACAATTAGGAATTTCAAATAATATGGAAGTATGTTAGACAGACAATCAACTAACGAAACATTACAGGAATTTTCTAAGTATGTTATTCAACAGTCAAGAACTAACTTAACCAAAGGTGGTAAAAACGTTTCTAAAGACTTATATAATAGTTTAGGTAGTGAAGTTATTGTAAGTAAAAATAGTTTCGGATTGTCATTTAAAATGGTTGATTACGGTAAGTTTCAAGACAAAGGAGTGCAGGGTGTTGGCAGTAATGAAAACGGACCAAAAGGAGAGGGTAACTTTAAGTTTGGAAGTGGTACGGGTAAAAAAGGAGGATTAACAAAAGGAATTAATCAATGGGTAAGAGCAAGAGGGTTTCAATTTAAAGACAGAAAAACAGGAAGGTTTTTATCTTATGATTCTACAGCTTTTTTAATTACAAGGTCAGTTTATAATAAAGGAATGAAAGCAACTAAATTCTTTTCACGACCTTTTGAGTTAGGATTTGAAAGATTACCAGATGATATAATTGAAGCTTACGGATTAGACGTAGAAAGATTTTTAAAAAATACATTAAAATAATATGGCATTTTCTAGTATAACAATAGAATTTCTAAGCGTTCCAAATATAGACGACACTATAAATATAGATGAGTCTTATTTGGATTTGTCTTTGAATGAAATATTTAAAGAATTAAGAACTTCATCAGGAGAAAGTGAGACCCCTATATTTGAGCCTGCCGATGGTATGCACGCTGATAGATGGATTGGATTCTCTTCTGAATTTTATGCTTATGCTTTTGATTTAGATTACAATGCGTCTGATTTGTTTACAATAACTAAAACAAACGGAACTTTGCATCAAGGATTAGGAACTGTTATAATAACAGCAAATTACGACGGAGCATTATTTTATTTAGTTTCCACTACTGCTGAATTAAATGTCACAATAAATAACGTAGACTATACGCCTCCACCTGTAGAGCCGGGAGATACTGCATTGCCTACATTGACATTTCCAGATGCAAATGTTTTATCTCGTTCACCATTTTTCGTATCAGAAACTCCATTAGTTCCGTTTGACGAAATAAGAGCAAACTTATATATTTACAGAGGCGATAAAATAGCAGACAGACCGTTGATAGCAAATTATTCTTTTTCAAAAAAAATTGTTATAGCCTTACAACCTAAAATATCTTTTGATATTCATAAGATAGTAAACGATTATGTTAAGAATAATTATACTGCAATATTTGGATCAGGAGCAAACACTACATCTACTTTAGATACTGTTTGGTGTTATGTTGATGCTGAGATATATTTTGATTACGCATTTAGATATAGAATATTACAACAGTTATTAATATTCGATGGCTTTGGTTATACGACTGAATTAGCTAACCCAGTTCTGAATAAAAAAGTATTAAGCAGTATTGATTCTCACGTTATTTATTCGGGTGCTGACTATCCTTTATATTTCATTACAAAGGATTTAGTGAGCATTACAGTTAATGGAGTTAACGCACCTTTTACTTATAATCAGGATTTTAATAATCAAAGAGTAGGATATATAAATATATCAAATTACATAGGTGTATCAACTTCATTTAATGCGGTATTTGTTTATAGTGATGAAACTGTTACACATTCATTTAGCATAAAAGAAGAGTGTAGATTTACTGTTATTAATTGTGTATTTAAAAATAAGTTTGGATTTTGGCAAACAATTCCGTTTAACAAACTATCTAAAAAATCAATAGATTTTGAAAGTCAAGATTACTCAGGATTAGTAGCTACTTACGGAGAATATAATTTAACACAGCATGAAAAGAAATCTTTTTTATTAAATGGCAAAGAGAAAATAAGTGTTAATACTGATTTTATAAGTGAAAATTATAATGCTTTATTTACTGAATTAATGTTAAGTGAGTTTGTTTATTTAGAAGAAAACGGAACTACTTTGCCAGTAAATT